CAGGGTACACACCTACATTTACCATTGATGCTCCTGGTTCAGGATACGTAGTTGGTGATTTAGTAACTGTTACTGGTGGTGGTTCATTATCGTCACCATACATTGTACAAGTTACTGCTGTTACAGGTGGCGGAATTCCATCAACAATAATCTGGTATGCAAGTGTTTCTACTCCACAGTACTCAGTACAATTGAGTAAGTGGCAAATTTTTGAATACACACCTAATCAAATTCCTCCAGTGGGCGCACCAACAAATGGTACACCATGGTACTACAGCGTAGTTGATCAAGTCGATATCATGACCAACGTTGCTGGTGTATGGAAGGGTTACTTGAATGTATCTTACAACTCAGCAGGTCTACCACAAGTATCAGGTGTTCCAGCAACTGATCCAAAGGGTCCGATTGTTCGTGCTTCAGCGCCAACAGTTCAAAGCGACAACTCACCCTTAGTATACGGTGATATTTGGATCGACGTTAGTGATCTAGAAAATTATCCAGTGATCAATCGTTGGCAGAATTTCAACGGCACAGATCAATGGGTTCTGATCAACAACACCAATCACACTACTGAAAACGGTATTGTGTTTGCTGATGCTCGTTGGGGAGATGCAGGTACAATCAACCCAATCGATGATCCAATCCCAACAATCGTATCGTTGCTTACAAGCAACTATCTCGATCTAGACGCACCTAATGCTGAACTGTATCCACAGGGTACACTATTGTTCAACACACGTCGTAGCGGATACAACGTCAAAGAGTACATGGTCAATTACTTCAACGGAACAACATTCCCTGATCAAACATTGCCAGAGTACACAGATGCTTGGGTAACAGTCAGTGGTCTACAAGCCAATGGTGCACCATATATGGGTCGTTTGGCACAACGTGCTATGGTTGTCAAAGCTCTACAGACAACAATCGATACCAACACACAGATTCGTGACGAAGATACATTCTTCAACTTGTTGGCTTGCCCTAACTACTGTGAAACACAGCCTAACATGGTAACCCTAAACAATGACCGCAATCAAACTGCGTATATCGTTGGTGATACCCCAATGACTCTTGCTCCAGTCGGACAAACAATCATTAACTGGGCACAAAACACAGCAGGTGCAACATCAACTAGTATTCAAGGTCTAGTTACTCGTGATACATACTTGGGCATTTACTACCCAAGCGGCATTGCAAGTGATCTAACTGGTATGCAAGTTGCAGTTCCACCAAGTCACATGATACTGTCTACAATGATTTACAACGACAAGGTTGCTTATCCATGGTTTGCTCCAGCGGGTCAGCGTCGTGGTATTATCTCTAACGCTACAAACATCGGTTATATCGATTCAAAAACAGGTTTGTTTGTTGTTGATAAGAACAACCTTGATTTGCGTAACGTTGAGTATACAAACTTTATTAACCCAATTACACAGTTCAGAAACGTTGGACTGTTGAACTACGGTAACAAAAACAGCTTTGATAGTCAAAGCGCACTTGATAGAACAAACGTAGCTCGTTTGATTAACTATCTGCGTACTCGTCTAGCGATTGCTGTTCGCCCATTCTTGTTTGAACCAAACGATGCGATCACTCGTAGTCAGGTTCGTGCAATTTGTGCAACATTGTTGGCAGACGTTCAGAGCAAGCGTGGTGTATACGACTATCTAGTAGTATGTGATACATCAAACAACACTCCAGAGCGTATTGACAGAAACGAACTATGGATTGACGTTGCGATTGAGCCAGTCAAGGCAGTCGAATTTATCTATATCCCAATTCGTATCTTGAACACTGGTGCTATTGCAGCACTGGCAACGAATGGTTAATGAAACGGTGACCGAGAAATCGGTCACTATTTCTAATGATAAATAGAATATAGGAGAAATATAATGGCTTTCAGTTCGATTTCAAAAATGACAGTCCCAAGCCCAGGAAACATACCGAATCCTCAGGGTCTGTTGATGCCGAAATTGCAATATAGATTCAGAATCTTGTTTGACAATTTTGGAGTTAATCAGCCAACCACAGAATTAACAAAACAAGTTATTGACTTTTCACGTCCAAACGTAGAGTTTCCAGAAATCGCTGTTGAGATTTACAACAGTCGCTACTATCTTGCTGGTAAGCCAGCATGGCAAGCAGTTACGCTTAACGTGCGTGACGATGCTAGTGGTCAAGTTCAGCGTTTAGTTGGCGAGCAAATTCAGAAACAATTCGACTTTAGCGAGCAAGCTTCTGCTGCTGCTGGTATCAATTACAAGTTTGGTTTGAATTGCGAAATTCTAGACGGCGGTAACGGTAACTTTCAACCAAACGTGCTTGAAGTTTGGCAGCTTTACGGTTGCTACATTGCAAGTGCTAACTACAATCAGTTGTCGTACGGTGCAAACGAGCCTGTTACTATTGCATTAAGTATCAGATTCGACAATGCCGTTCAGACTCCAACTGACAATGCTCTGGCAATCAACTTCGGTGGTGTTGGTCAGAACGTTGGTCGTAGATATGGTACTGGTGTTAGCGGTATTGGTAATCCAGACGGAACTACATAATAGTACGACATGGCCGGATTCTTTCAAGCAGGTCTAAAAGCTACAGATCCAAAAGGCATTAGTCTTAAGGATTATCGTCATGCAGCCGAGATTTTTGGAAGTGCCGGTTTTCAAAATGCTCCAAAGTTTAAATGGTTATTTCACGTTTACTTTGAGATTAACAGAGAATTTCTAAGCAATAGTCAGTTTGGGTTTCCACCTGACTATTTGCCGGGACTCTTAGTAAAAAACATCAACTTACCCAAGTACTCGATTGCTGTTTCAGAAATGAATCAGTACAATCGCAAGCGTTATGTTCAAACAAAACTAACCTATGATGCAATCACAGTTACATTTCATGATGACAACGGCGGAACAATCAGAGACTTGTGGTATAAATATTTTAGTTACTACTACAATGACCCAAGTGCTCCATTGAGTAGTACTGATATAGATTCTACAATAGCAGAACTAAATCGTAGAAACACGTATGACCCTGACATTACAGGCAACGAAAGATGGGGATACAAAGCAGATCCAACTGATACTTCGACTTCATTGACAACTGGAATTGCCAAAGTTCCGTTTTTTAGATCAATAAAAGTATACGGGTTCAATCAGCACAGCTTTGCATTGTACGAACTTATCAACCCAATCATTGAACGTTTTGAACATGATACCTATGACTACTCTCAAGGTCAGGGTGTTATGGAAAATCGCATGACTATTCGTTACGAAACCGTCAAGTATCAACAGGGTGCTCTTGATGGACAAGATCCATCCGCTGCCGTTCGTGGATTTGGTCTTGATGGTAAGTATGACAAAATAACTAGTCCTATTATGGTTCCTGGTGCTAATAGCGAGATACTAGGAACAATCGGTCTTGTGGATTCAAACGGAGGCGGATCAGAAGATTTAAAAAATCTTTATAGAAATGCCAGTGTTCCTAACTCAGTACAAGACTCAGTTAAAAACCCACAGTCAAACTTCAGCGGCGCACAAAAGAAACTTATTGATGGCGCAGTAAACGCATCAACAAACCCAGACACAGTTAGAAGTCAGTTTAATTTGCCAAGTTCGTCTAGCGTCAATGGCCCAACTGCTCAAGACGGTCAATCAAACAACTGGCCAAGAAAATCAGCTCTTCCTATTCCCACACCTGCCAATAATCCAATCGTATAATTCTATGCTAAATACAGCATAGGAGAATAAAATGGCAACAGCTTCGACAATATCAACATTTGATCAGTTCTACGATTTTAAACTAGACGTAGGAGCAGATCAATATGAAGTCGTGTATTCATTTTTCAAAGCATACACTAACTCGATTACAACCGCACAGTCATTTACATCAACGCTGTTTGCAATTGCTCAAAAAACGCAGATCAATGTACTTGATCTATTAGAAACATTCAAGGGTGCAGATGGAGACAGTATCAAAGTCAGTTTGACAATGGCATACTATCTAAACTCTGTCAACAGTAAAACAGTAATGTTTGGTGTCAACAATCTTGTGTCACCCAACAACTTAATTCAACGAAACATTGTGCAATAATGGCAAAATATGCACAGGGCGTTTTTGTTCCCAAGAATCCACAAAAGTATATTGGCACTAAGAAGATAACATATCGCAGTGGTTGGGAACTTACGTTTATGATGTTTGCTGACGGTAACGATAAAGTTGTCAAGTGGGCAAGCGAGTCTGTACAGATACCCTATAAGAATCCACTGACAGGCAAGCAAACAATTTATATTCCCGACTTCTTAATCGTCTATCAAGACAGAACTGGCAAACAAATTGCTGAACTCATTGAAATAAAACCCAAAGCACAAACAATGATCACTGAAAAGACACGCAGTGCTCGTGACAAAATGGCAGTTGTAGTCAATCATGCTAAGTGGGGCGCAGCAAAAGCATGGTGTGCCAGACAAGGTATTTCATTTCGTGTAGTGACAGAGGATGATATCTTCTACAGTGGCAGAAGATAACTAAATAAACTACTATGACAAAAAAACTAGAAGAACTTTTCTTTGGCGATGAAGATGATGATACACAATCATTGAATGAGCCTATACTACCGCAAGAAGATATTGAACAAGCTGAACTGGATACCCCAGCTACTCCAATGGTAAGTCAACGAACGCTAGACACAATCGAGAAAGTCGAACACGCACTTCCTCAAGTTCGTGGACTAGAAGCTAGCGACACTGAGATGGATGATTTGTCTGCACTTGCAAAAGAAGCATTCAACAATCTCATGGACTTAGGTATGCAAGTTGATTCACGCTTCTCCGCTGAGATATTCAACTCAGCATCATCAATGCTAGGTCATGCTATCACAGCAAAAACAGCAAAAGTCAACAAGAAACTTAGAATGATTGACTTACAACTCAAACAAGCAGAGCTAAACAGAAAACTAAACGTAGCGGCAGCAAAACCAGCGCACCCAAGCGATGATAAACTACCACTAGGCACTGGAAGTGTGTTGAATCGTGATGAACTGATCAAGATGATATTGAGTCAGAACAGCACCGACGCAACTAAACCAGACAAAAAAGATAAATAAGTAACAGAATAGAGGAATTACAAGATGAAATCATTTCGTCACTATCTAATGGAAAGTGTAAGAACTTACCACTACAAAATTAAGATTGCTGGTCAACCAGAAAAAAACTGGCTTGACATGTTTTGCTATAATTTACAGAAATTCGACCCTGTAAAGATCGGCAATCCAAAAACAACTCCTATTCAAAAAGACCCATACGGCTTTCCAGGACTAGAGAATCAATCAGTCACAATGATTGACGTTGAGTTCAAGTACCCAGCGATTGAGCCAATGATCAAGCAAGTTGCACGTCTACTCAACTATGACGAGAACTTAGTTCGCATGATTCAAGCAGACTACGATGAAAGTATCGATGGTGAGCAAGACATGTACTCGAATCAAATGAAAGAAAGTCCAATTCTAACACACGAAGAAATGGATGACAATGGCAAAGAAGCTGCAAAAGCATACGGCGAACAGTACATTCCTGAAATCTTCAAAGATTATGAGAAGAAAAAAATCAAAATGACTGGTCCACAAGTAAAAGATGCAATAGACATTCGCAAAATTCCAGGGAACACTGAAAGTCCCATGAGCAAAATCAAACGACCACCTAAGCCAGAAACAGGCTTTAGTAGTGGTGCTAAATATAAATAAATTGGGACTACAAAATGGATATCAGAAACTTACTCAACAAAATCAGTCAGCTAGACGAAGCCACTGACTTAAAATCAATACCAGAAGGTTCATGCAAAAAATGCGGTGGTATGCTAAGTGAATGCGGACACAATATGATGGAAGATGCAACAGCATTCAAGTCAGGACAAAAAGTCACGTTCACATCACCACGTGGTAACAAAGAGAACGGCGTTGTTGTAAGCGTCACTCCACCCAATCAAGTTCAGGTCAAGTTTGAAAGCGGCGAGACTCGTGGAGTTTTAGCAAACTCATTGTCAGCCGCAACTCTTGAAGAAGGCGCAATGAAGCGTTGGCTTGAAGACGAAGCACTCAAAATGGAAAAAGAAGATTTTGTTGCAAACGCAGCAGAGTACGGCATGGAAGCTGAAGAAGCCGCCCAATGGTGGGACAATATCAATGGCGTTGGTGTGTTTGACGAATCTCATGAACACGAAGATGACGAAGAATCTTACTTAGGTGATCCATCGTGTCCCGAGTGCGATGGTGCAGGTTGCCCAGAATGCTACGGTGACGAACACGTAGATCGTGCTCATGATCATGCTCAAGGTATGAGAGAAGGCGAAATGTCTTCACGTGTGGGCGACAAGGGCGAAACAATTCGCAAGCACACTGCTAAGGCAGGTGGATACGGTCGCAAGATCGACAAAGATGATGAGTCAGGCGACAAGTTTCACTCATCAGATATTGATGACACAGACGATGAGCCATCAGCAGCACCAGCGGCAAAGCGTGGTCGTGGACGTCCTCGTATTGGTGCAGACAGTGACACAGGTGAAGTCAAGAAGTTTGACACTGACACACTGGCATCATGGATCATTGGCAACAAGCCAAAGAATATGGACAAGATTGGCAAAGTATCACACGTTCACAAACTCAAAGAGTACATGCAGCAAATTGAAAGCATGCAGAATAGTGTACGTTCAATCAAAGAAGTTGCAATCGGTGGAACAGGTACTCAAACTGCAAATCAGCAACCACAAGCAGGTCAACAAGCAGGACAACCAGCAGGTACAACACCACAGCCAGCAAAAGTCATGGCTGGCGGAAAAGTTGCAGGCACTGCTCCAACACCACAAGCAGCATCACAAGCAACGCCTATCATCACAAGAATGCAAAATGATCAAAAGCAACTTGCAAAATTGGGAGTCGCACAAGTTCAAGAATCACTTGCTGACACAATGAACAAATTCTCAGCAGCACTTGATACTCCACGCAAAAAGCGTCAACTGAACGAAAGCAAATTGTCAAAGATTGAGCTTGTCATGGAAGGAACACTGGAAGAAATTCTGCAAGTGTACCCACACGAACACAAAATGTGTCAAGAAGGCTGGGGCATGGACGAAGCAATGTTTGAAGCACTGTGTGATCACTATCATCGTGAGGGCAAAATTCCACGCAAAGTATGGCACGGTCCCATGGAAGAACTTCGCAATCACATTGAAGAATGCTACATGCAAGACACACAGCAAATCATGGGCGAGGGCAAGTTTGGTTCAGCACACGATGAAGAAATTGGCGACGAAGAAGATGCCGATTTTGAACCGCAGGGCGATGGTGAAGAACCATATTCATCAGACGAAGACGTTTTTTATCCTCATGATGTAGATGATGTTGACGAAGGCGCAATCGGCTCAATGGTCGGTTCAGCAGCTGGAAAAACACTGGGTGCAGCAGCGGGTCCATTGGGTTCAATGGTCGGTGGTGCAGTGGGTGGTGCAGTCGGTGACAAAGTAGGCGACATGGTTGACGAAAGCGACACATATTTTTATGATCTTCCAAAAGATCAACAAGACAATATCAAAGCAAAAGAAAAGTCCGCCGCTGAAAATTGGAAAGCACCAGCAGCTCCTGCTCCAGCAGCTTCTGCGCCAGCAGCTTCTGCGCCAACAGCGCCTGCTCCGACAAGTCCGACTGATTCTCAAGTTTGGACCGAAGCAGACGACTTGATGAGAGAGTTAGATGAAGAGCTAGACAGAATATTGACCAAGGAAAATTCAATGTACGAATCAAAGAAACCTAGTGCTGGTATGTCAGCAAAAGAAAAGTCAGCCGTTGCCAAGAAAGCACGAAGTGGCGGTGACATCGGCAAACCTGGCAAGGGTTTTGAGAAAGTAGCAGCGAAAGCAGCAAAAACATATGGCAGTGCTGAGAAAGGCAAGAAAGTTGCCGCAGCCGCAATGTGGAAAAATGCAGCACATCAGAAACATGAAAGCGTTGAAGAGTCACAGTTGAACGAACTGTCACCAAAGACGCTGGGTTCATATGTCAAGAAAGCTAGTACTGACAGAACAAACAGACAAAGCAAGATTTCTGGAGACAATGAATTTGAAAAAGGTGCACAATTTGCCGTCAAAGCATTTTACGGTGACACAATTAAACCACGTGCAGATCGTACAGATTCTAAAATTGCAAAGCGTAAAGCTGGCATTGGCAAGGCAGTTGACAAAATGACAAACGAAGCAACAGACGATGACTACGATCAAGCATCAATTGCAGCAGGCAAGCGTGGTCGTGACGCACGTGACAATCCATCAAAAGCAGCGGCAGCAGCAAAACGCAGTCCAGCATCACGTGAAGCTGGTGCAAAAGTTGCGGCATTCAAAAAGAAAAACGATGAGCCTGTTCAAAAGTTAGACGAGTTGTCAAAAGGCACACTGGGCTCATATGTCAAGAAAGCATCAAAAGATGTTGAAGGTAAAGCTGGTGAAAAGCAACAATACAAAGATATGTTTGCAGGTGACTACCCAGTTCGCGGCGCAAAGAAAACTGTCGCAAAGAAACAATCGGCAATCAACAAGCGTCAAGCTGGTATTGGCAAAGCAGTTGATCGTATGACAAACGAATCAGGATACGATGCAAGTGGAGCCTATGAAAAGTGGGATCCAAAGCATCCTGCATTCAAAAAGAATTACGACAAATATAAGAAGTCACATCCAGATGCAACACTGAA